GTTAGGATAATTGAAGGCATTATCAGCTTGACGTTGACACCATTTAAGAATTCCGTCAACATAAGTGCAGTCTATCATGAATGCTCTTTGGAACATGTCTCCGGCTGCTTTAAGTATCGTCCAATAAAAGACAACATCAGGCACTAAGTATTTATCTTCGTTGGGTCTCAAATCTAGTACACGATAGACGTATCTATCCAACGGTTGATTTGTTCTCGTCACTCTAATGTTTGTAAAGGTGCCGAGTTGTTCAATGTGTTCGAACATGTAAGTGTGATGTTGTGTTTTAGCTTGTGTGGTTGTGAAATATTTTTTCCAATTGTTGTAGTCATGATAATAGGCATTGGAATTGTCGTTCAAATCAAACCTGCACATTTTCTTTCGACAGCATGATGAGATGCCGGAATGCTCTATTATTACGTTTTTGTAAAAGGTTTGATCATGAGTATAATGCTTATTGATCAGATTGTGAGGAAGGAACATCCATATGTCCAAAACTAGGATTTGATGTTTTTCCATTATATATGGAATGTCGGCGATTGGTATATCGTATACATTGATCATATAAGCATATGGCGCTATGACAGTGCATTTTTGAGCGCCTTTTTTGCAGATTAATTTATAGTCGAGTAGGTGACCCTCGGCGTACAAACATGCATTGAGATATCGAGCTGAAGTGCGACTGTCGTTTATTAAAGTGCACAAATGATGATTTTTTGGTGTCCTCAATGGGGTACCACCAATGTCTATAGCTCGTTTAAATCTGCTTGAATAATTGATGCATTTTTCGTATGCATATCGTTGCAATTCAGCAGGCACAGGATGACTGTGTCTGGTTAGCCCAACATTCTTATAGTCATAAGTAATTGGTCTAGGATGCATCAATTTTTTAAGAATCTCGAAATCTTCAGAGCTCAGATAAAATCTAAGCGGAAAAGCACCTCCTTCGTAACGTGTTATTACACGTTTACGAATGTTGTTGCTAACCGCTTTGATTTCATCATCAACCACGGAGATGAAAGGATCAAAATTCATTTCAATTAAACAATTAAACAATTAAACAAT